TTTTGGTATTCTATTGTTATAATAGTCGTCAAATTTTACTAAATATGGATAACTATCTTTATCATATACGTCGCTATACTTTACTTTTCTAACAAAATCTCTTATTTTGTCTTTAAACCCTTCGTCTGTTCTTATAAAATCTCTAAAAATCATTTTTTCCTCCTACATATCTTACAATTATATTTGTTGTGCTTTTCACATTTTCTTTTTGATAAATCTAGTGGTTCAGTTACTGGTGCAATATCTGCAGCAACAGTGTCCTCAATAAATCTTCTAAATCTTTCTTTGATACTGTGTGATTTGGCTACATACTGTTCAATATATTTATCTAAATTTTTATTTGGTTTTAAATTTAACATCTCAACTGCTTTGTTATACATCCCCAATTTTATAGCAACGTCTTCCTTAGCATCTGGTTCAATAACTTGACACTGTCCGTTTCCAATACAAAACAATATATCCAAGAACCTATCAAGGGCAACCTGTTTAGTTTTTTTATCTAGGTATTTATTTGATAGTTGTAGCAATTTAATAAATGAGTGTAAATCCGTTGGCTTAATCTTATCAGTGTTAAATACTAGTTTCATAAGATTTGTTAAATTCTTATCGTATGTTTTTTCACTTGGCTTCTTTTCTCTATATACGATGTTGTTATCTATTTTTATTGGCTTATTATCTTTCATCATTACTTCATATGGACTCCCAATTCCAGAATCAACACCAAAAGTTAATAAGCGTATTTTAGATGGTTGTTTTCTTTTTAAATTTATCTTATCTGGTTTTGAACTTGGTGTAGCTACAATAAACCCAGAATCTAATTGTTTTAGTGCTCCTACTAACGCTCTTAAAAAATATTTTGCGGAAATTCCTTTAAAGCCAGCTTTAGCGTCTTCAAAACTCGAACTATGGGCAAATTTTGACCAATCTGTTTGGACACCGTTTTTCATTTCACTAAGTTCAAGATCTATTTGAGCTTGTACTGTAATGTCGCCGAACTGTGCTTTAACTATACAAATAATAGTATTGCCGAGTTTGTTTTCATTGTTAGCATTATTACCAACGTACTTAACACCTCTCACAAATTCTTGACCTTCATGTTTTTCAAGGAAATTATATATATCCTTGCCATATTCGCGAGGAACAGCCACATCAAGATCACCAGCTTGTGGTTTATATTTTACAATTTCATCATCGTTATAATTCGGACTCATGATAAAACTTGTTGAGCCGTTAAAGATACCACCGTTCTTGATTTCATTTTCATCTTCCCAAATTGGATACCCGCATTCTTTTTTAAATTTATTATTTAAATTGATGAGAAAGTCTTGAAATTTTTTAACAAACTTACTTCTTCCTATTTCTTTAAGAGGTATTTTTTCTGCTGATATTATTTCATCGTTTTTTGTTTTTATTGTAGTATTTCCACCCATTTTGTCATCCTTTGTAAAAATTATATCATAAAATAGCTTAATTTAAAATTAAAATATTTTTTGAAAATAAGTTTTTTTAAATATATTTTTGTTATAACCATAATTTTTTAAAGTCTTGATAACTCTTTAAGCCTGTTATTCCAGCCGTTTAAATACCTCAAGTACTTTTTAGGTTTTTTAACTGCTAACCTAGCATATAAACTCGACATATGTAGCAACATATAACTTTCAAATAACAAACCATTATGTATTTTATGTAGTGCAGAGATTGTTTTACTACCAAATACACCATCTACTTTTAACATTTCATTTTCAATGAGGTTATTTTTAACAAATGTGTTAATTGCCGTCTGGCAAGCTTTCTTCGCTCTTTTAGGGGAGTTGGTATACATACTAAACATTGATACTTGTGCATCTTGTGGAAAATCATTTATATGCGCTGGTTTTGTCATTTGATAGTAAAATTTAGCGACGAGTTCTTTTAAATCATCTTTTATATCACCTTGGTGAATATAATGGTTTATCGCGTCGATGTCACTCTGTGTCCATTCACTCGACTTTTGGTAAATTCCTAATTTAAGAGCGACTGCGTCTATTTCTGTAAATATAGCTGCTTCAGGGTGTTCTTTTCTGTATATACCATAAGGAGAAGTTATGTCGCTTTCACCCGCATTATGATGAATTATATCACCTTCTACATGTTCTAAATATCGCATAATTGAGTCTGGTACTTTATTCATTAGTCACCTTTTTTGTTTATTTATAACTTTAGTATAACATGTGAATCTGAATGTTAAATATCGAATGGATTTTAAGTACTAAATGTTTTAAGTACTTTATCTGTTGATAACCTTTTTATAACTTTAAGTTATAAACGGTATAACATGTAAATCTGTTAATCACTCTGTAAAACACTAAACCTTATAAATATATAAAAAGGTTGCTATTTGAAAAAGATATTTACACCTGATGTTATCACATATCTTCGTCAAAATAAACAAGAAATTACTAGGGATTTACTGGACGAGTTACAAAAAACTAAAGAAGGTAAACAAATCGCTTTTGATATTCTAGATTTAGAAAAAAATGAAGAAGGATATTACCTCGACGCATTTGGTAAAGAAATATCGTATCAAAAAATACCAGCTCTTAAAAACGAAAATAGAAAATTAACTTTGCACCCGTTACATGTTGAAGAAATAGAGAGATGTAGCAAAAATGTGTTCTATTTTATGAACAATTATGTAAAGATTAAAACACCAAAAGGGGTGAACTACCCTGATTTAAGATACTACCAAATAGATTTTTTAAACCACATATTACCAGACGAACACGAATCAATAGTAGGGCTTTTACCGAGACAATGTTGCGATGCTTCCACGTCAATAAATATTATAAATAAAGATGATGAAAGAGATATGACTTTTAAGGAACTATTTAATGAGTGTAAAACAGAATCATTACAACAAGAGAATTAAAAAAGGTGGACATGTTGTTGATTTCGACAAATATAAAACAGATTGTAAAGAATTAAATATGAAATTAGACATGTATGCGGCTGACTGTAATAATGGTTTTGATTTTTATAAAGAAAGTGTGTTGAAAAAATTTATAGAAGGTTATAAGGATATTGATGATTTTGCCATACAATTTTTAAAACTAAACGAGTATAATAAAACATGTAAATCTCCTACCGGTAATACACTCGAAAAAGCTATCATATTATATGGTAAAAATAAAGGAACTGAGCACTATAATAATAAACCGAGGTTTAAAAAGGGCAAAGAAAACCCTGCTTATCAGCACGGTGGAAGATTATCACCGTGGAGTGATAAATCAGAAGTTCATTCTGAAGAAGTTAGAAGAGCAGCAAAAGCAAAGATTATAGAAACGAAAAAAGACCCTGTTAAACGAGGAAGTAACACTAAAGAATATTGGATGAACAAAGGGTTCAGTGGGGAAGAGGCTATTATAAAAGTTAAAGAACGTCAATCAACATTTAGTCTTGAAAAATGTATTCTCAAATATGGTGAAGAAGAAGGGACTAAAGTATTTCAAAAAAGACAAGACAAATGGCAGAATACACTAAAAAGTAAACCACAAAAAGAAATAGATAGAATCAACAAACTTAAAGCTAATAGTTCAGGATTTGTTCAACAAAAAATTAAGCATCTAGAAGGGTTTGCTAATAGAAATTGTACTTTATATTATATAAAAATAAATGATACATGTTATAAAATAGGTGTGACTTCGCAAACACTTAATCAACGTTTTGGTAGGAGAACAAAATACGAAATCATACACTTGCGTGAAGGTAGATACGAAGATATGTTCAACGAAGAACAGCGAATTTTAAAAAAATTTAAAAAATATAGAATAAAGTATAAAACAGATACTTTTAGTACAACAGAAGCATTTAACACAAATATACTTTTAAAGCAATAATAATGTTATCACAAACAACGCATAGAAAATTTATAGAATCATATCCTGGAAACGGTAGAAAAATACGAACACCGAAAGGATATGCAGAAATTATTGAAGTTCACAAGACAATTAAGTACCCCAAATTTAAAATATTTCTAAAGAATGGTATGCACTTAGAAGCTGCGCACAATCATGTTATTATTGATGCTGATAATAATGAAGTATACATGGAAAATTCACTCGGTAAACACATACAAACCATTAATGGTATTAGTGAAGTTGAAAAAGTGATAGACTTGGGTGTAAAAGAACACATGTATGATATATCAATAGATTCTGATGACGAAGTTTATTACTCAAATGGTATTTTAAGTCACAATAGTGGAAAATCAGTAATAATTGGAATATATTTATGCTGGCTTGCTATTTTCGAAAAAGACGTTAATATTGGTATTGCTGCACAATCGCATAGCATGGCGAAAGAGTTCTTAACAAAAGTTAAAGATATTTTTATTGAATTACCTATTTGGTTAACACCTGGTGTTAAAGCGTGGAATATGACGTCAATTTCACTTGAAAATGGTGTAAGAGTACTTTCAGATACTGCAAGTAGTAATTCTTTTAGGGGCCACACAATTTCTTACTCAGTCACGGATGAAGCTGCATATATAACCGGCAGAGATAATGGTACTACAAGATTCAGCGCGTATTTGGATTCTATGTTACCTTCACAATCTTCTCTAGTTAAGAAAAAGAATATTTTTATTAGTACCGCAAACGGTATGAACGAATTTTACACTTTGTATAAAGGCGCGTTAAAAGATGGTTTCACCGAAGTTACTGAAATACTAGATGCTAATGACGTAATATACTCAGACACTATTGAAAACCATTACAACTCTGATGAACTCGAAAAACCAAAAGAAATTATTTCTATAGACCCACTTAAAACTTCCAACTCAAATGAAAAAAAATATAAAGTGCATTATATGAAAAGAAAAATAGGCTCAAATGGTTCACTAGCATTCAGCACAGACTGGAAAAGAGTGCCGAGATGGAAGCCAGATGGTACGCGTAAAACACCAGAAGAGTTTCGAGAAGAAGTAATTGAGTCAAAAGGTGAAGTTTTCTTCGAGCAAGCTTACGGTAATACTTTTATCGGTTCGTCGTACACACTAATAGATGCAGATAGACTAAAAGCACTAGAAAGTCAGGAGCCAATTGAAATAATTGATGGGAAACTGAAAGTATATAAAAAAATTCAAAAAGATCATCAATATGTATGCACTGTTGATCCAGCCAAAGATGGTATAGATGGATTTACAGTTAATTTTATAGATATCACTTCGTTTAAGTTAGAACAAGCAGCTACTGCAAATCTTGATATCGACTATTTATTAATGCCAGAATTGTTAAATGAGTGGTGTAAATATTATGGTAATCCTTATCTTATAATTGAAAATAACGAAGGAGCGGGACAATCGGTAGCTGACCAAATGGTTTTAACTTATGAGTACACTAATATACACTACGATAAAAATGAAAATATTAGAAATAATGTAAAAGCTAGAAAGAAATACCCCGGTTTTAGAACCACTAAAAAAACAAGAAATCAGATATTAAAAACAATGAAAACATTTTTTGATAACGGTAATCTTATAATACACGATGCTGATACTATAAATCAATTGTACACTTTTGTTTTGATTGACGGAAAATATCAAGCTGATCAAGGCGCCCACGACGACTGTGTGATGAGCCTGGCGCTAGCGTTTAGTTTGTTTATCAATATTAAAAATATTAGTGATATGAAAGTCGTTACAGAACAACTTAAAAAAGATACTGAAAATAAAGACCCAGTAAATGTTGCAGAGTTATTAACAGTAGGGGAGTTTGACGGTAATCCTGTAGACACAGCGAATGTTTACACTGATAGCAGAGGTATAACATATGAAGGATTTGATGATAAGTTCAGCTCACCTGATATGTTTGGTGTTGAAGTTGACCCATTTGGGGATGCATATGATGTTAGCGAGTTCGGTTAATCCACAATACCAAAAAAGGAACTAATGTCTTCTATATTCACTTGTTCTATCTCACTGGGTTCCACTTCAAATAATGCTGGAGTATAATAAAAAATAAATATAAATTTATATAACATATGATTTACTTTATATAATAACGAGTTTTTTTACATCCAGGTAACATATCTATCATCACCTGGATGTTATACATATCAGCTTTTATTTGGTCTATAATTACTTTACTTGTTTCCATATTTTTAGTATTTTCTTAAAGCGCGAGTTATCTATGTCTTCTAACCATGTTTGGATTTCTTTTTACTTTTCTTCTGTAAAATTTTTGTTTTCGAAGTATTTTTGCTTTATGTCTTTTGTATTCAAGATGTCTTTTTTTTCTGTCTTTTCTTCTTTGAGCTATATCGTGTTTTTTTTCTCTGTCTAAAACTCGTTTACGTTTTTTAAAGTATTTCACTTCAGTTATATCATCATAATCTTCAGTGTTACCTGCGCCCACATCTGCTATATCATCATCATCTAAATCATAGCTATTTTTGAGCACATCATATACATAATTTAAGTCTTCAGAGTCTAAAGAACTAACTAATTCGATGACCTCGTCTAGTGTAAATGCATTTTCATCGTCAAAATCATCGTCATCTAAATCATCATAATCTTCATCGTATATTGAATCGTATAACCATTCACCAAAATCGTTTATTTCATATTTGTTCATAGTATTAAGAATCACTTTTATTTTGGATAACGGTGATTCAACATTAGGGTCAGTTTCAGCAACCCCTTCCATTTCATTTATAAAATCTTTAAATTTCATGTTAACCTCTTTTTTTTTTATGTATTTATATTCTTTGAGATTAAGACTTTTAGTTTCTAAAAGTTTACAGTGTTCTTTGCATAAAAACTCTAAAAATTTAAATATACCATTTTCTCGAGAACACGTGTTAAACTGACTAGATTTATTTTTTAAAAACTAAAACTACTCTAATCCCAATTCAGCCATAACATCAAATTCTTCATTTAATGAGTTATCATGCCTTTTTATCTTTTCAATATCTTCTTTTTTGATTATGTCAATTTCTTTTTTTACTTCTTCTTCACTCATGCCTCCATCTTGTACAATCGCATCATGGAATCTCATGTGTGTGTAATCGATATTCATATTCCAAGTATCTGTTCTACCATTAAATCGGTTTTTTGTAACTTTACATGTCATGAGTTTTTCTTTTTTCATCTCTTCTGTCTGGAGTAGAAAAACTATAAAGTCTGCTGTCATAGCACTACCGAGTGAATCAGATATTGAATCATTTCCTACATTTTTTATGTCTAGTGAACTTCCTGTGGCCGAGTTGTGTGTTAATATATCATTTGCATAAAAAAGATGATTACCAGTTACATCAATATCTAGTGTCTCCTTTTCACCTATTTCTTCAATCGAAACAATCTCGTCGTTAAAATCAATTGAACTGTATTTATCATCATATATGCTTAGGTTAAGCATGTCTATAAATTCTGCGCTATCTACTATTTTCATTTTTTCGCCTTTAAACCTTTCACTTAGTACACAATAGGTGACCTACTTCTAATCCTACATTCACGGTCATTGTGCCTTTGTTTGTTGGAAGTTTGTGTTCACCAGAAATTATAATTTCCTTACCTGATTTAGTGGTTACTTTGTATACTTTTTGTTTTTGGATACCTGTTTTTGTAACAACTGAAACACCTGTTGATAACTCGGTCCCTATTTGTATGTCTTTTATCTTTACTGGTCCATCTTTTGTTTCTATAAGAGTATTTTTTTCAAGACATCTATTAAGCTGTGATGCAGATACGATTGGAATTTCTCTTTTTGAAGCAATTGCTCTTGTTTCCTCAACAATACTTTTAACATAACTATATAATCCAGCAGACGGGCTCAATAAATCAGATTTCATAATGCCGAGATAATCTAAGTACACTATGTCAAATTTTATATTTTTTTCTACTTCAAACTCGTCGAGTAAATTATCTAACATCAACGGACTAAATGAACCAGTTGGGTAATCTTTTACATAAAATTTACCGTTCGATTTGATTTTATTTTTTGCCTCCCTGATTTCATCGGGGCTATATCCATTATGTTTTTCAAAATTTTTCAATCTGTTAATATTTAAATCAAGTGCATTAGCGTGTACTCTTTTCATCATTTCACGATCACTCATTTCCATTGAAACTAGAAGTACATTTTTTCCTTCTTTAATATGACCTGATATAAAATCAGTCATTAACAAACTTTTACCTACACCCGCAGCGGCCATGATGATACTTAATGTTCCTGGCAAAAACCCTGTCTCTAATCTCTTATTAAATTCTGTGTGTTGTGTTAGAACACCCACTAATTCGTTTTGATAGTACTCAATCATTGTTTCAATATCATCAAAATCTAAGCCAAGGTCACTAGAAACAGATACTTTTGACATCTCTTCCATAAGTGCTTTTGATTTTTGTATCTTTTCCTCATTCTTTTCAGATAACGCATCTGACCCCATTATGAGTGCTTCGGTAAATATGGCATTTTTTATAAAAGTGACAGCAGTATCTAGTAAATAATCTGTGTTATTGATGTTATCTAAAGCATGCACAAACCTTATTGCGTCTACTGCAGCTTTTCTAGCTTCGAGATTTGGAACTTCTTGTAAATATCCTGCTAGTTCTGTCAGGTTTGGAATTTTTTTATATTCTAAGTAGTGTTTTTTAGTAAGGTCAAATAATATTTGTGAACCTATTTCAGTAAAGTATTTTCGTTGAAGGGCGTGTATTATTTTTCCAAAAAACACCCCATCAGTCAGAAGTCCTTTAAGTATTACAGATTCTGTGTTTAATTCCATTTCCATCCTTTTTTTAATATAAATAATTGTTTATAGAAGAAATAAATTTATGTATATAAATCCTAAAGAAGATAAACTACACATATACAATGTGGAATTTATCCTAACATAACAAATAAATATAAATTTAAATATATAAATCTGTATAAATCTATAACATTATGTTATAGA